TAAAATTAGAAAATTACTTAAAAATATTGATGGTAAAGCAGGTTATATAAGTTATGAACCACTGCTACCTAATAAAGAAGAATATCCTATCCCTCATAGTTTTTCTGAATTTTTTAATTTATCTACTAAAGAGCAAGATGATTTAAAAAATGCTTATAGAAGTGCAGATTTATATTCATCATCATTTTTAAAAAATAAAAAACCTTTATATGTTTGGGATACGAATTGGTATTTTTCTGAAGAAGATACTGTAACTCATATTAAAGAACTTTATGATTTATTTGGATTTAAAGATTTTAATGAAAAAATTATAACTTCGTATTATAGAAAGTGGATATCAACTTTAGATGAATTAAGCAAAACTGCGATACCTAAAATGCTTAATATTGATGAATTATTAAAAGATAGGCAAAATTATGATGTTGCAATATCTAACTTTAAAGATATTACAAAAAAATAATGAAAAAAATATTTTCTTATCTTTGGAGTTCTCATGGTGTAGAATATAAGTTAACTGATGAACATGAAATAAAAAATGACAAGGAAAGAATATATTCTTATATAAATCCAGATTATAAAAATGTACTATTCATTTACTACAAAAGTGGTGCTGGAGGACTATTTTTGGCAAATTGTTTGGCACTAAGTGAACAGGTATATACTTTACATTCTACTTTAGATAGTAAAATTGAGTATTTAAATAATTCTTTAGAAAAACAAGAATTATTTTGGAATGATGTATATTTAATACCACCTATAATTGAATATGATACTCCAGAACATGTTCATAAAAACAGATACACAATAATATTTGATCATGATCCAAAAAATATAAAACTTCATTTGAAACATTGGAATAATCTGGATGTAATATATTTTACAAATCCAGATTTATTCTGTAAAGTTAGAAGATTGTTAAAAAATTATGATGGTGTATTTGTTAAAGATAGTGTAGAATACATAAAAGATTGTGATGAAAAAATGATTCCATCATCTATAAATGGATTTAGTTCTCTTGAAAAAGAAAAGCAGATAAAATTAAAAAATATTTTTAAAAGTGGCGAAAACCTAAACAATTTTTGCTTTCTCAAAAACAAAAAATTATTTTATGTTTGGGATACAAACTGGTATTTTTCTGAAGATTGTACTATAATGCAAATAAAGGAACTTTATGAACATTTAAATTTTCCAGATTTTCATGAAGATGTAGTACGCTCTTATTATAAAAAATGGATTTTAAAACTAGATGATTTGAGGTCTAAAGAAATACCTACTGATTTTACTAGTATTATTAATGATGAGAAGTACTACGATAAATCCATAGCAATACACGAAGAAAAAACCCCCATCTAAAGATTATGAAAAAAATGGTAATTCTTACTGGACCACAAGGGTCTGGTAATCATCTTTGGTCTAAGATATTCTCACTGCACCCAGAAGTATTTGGGTGGAAGACACTTCTTGATAACTATTGGGAAGCACATAGATTTGCAGAACCATTCTGTGAACATTGGAAAGACCCATCAAAACTTAAGGACTTTGATTGGTCTACTCATGACTATTTCTTTACAAGTATTAGTGTTCCTCTTGGTATTCAAGAAACTAAGTGGGAACCAAACATCATGAAGTTTGCAAATGAAGTTGAGAAACTTGGTATTGAAACTCAGATTGTTGTAATCGGTAGAGATCAAAATATTCTCAGACATCAACAGAATAGATTGAGAAAAGAAAGTACTCTTCATCATTTCATGAAACAACTTCCAGAGTTTCGTAATCCAATCTTTTTGAGTTATGAACTTCTTTATCTCTACAAACAAGATTATTTGAAGTCTCTGAATGTTGGTATTCCAATTGCTTGGGATGATGATAGAGTAGATGAAATACTATCTAATGATTCTAATGATAAGTATATTCAACATGTGCAGGAATATTTTCTAGATAATTGTAATAAAACTGGTATTCCATTAAAAACTCCAAAATAGAATGGAATGGCAACCATTTTTTCCAGCGCGTTATAATTTTAATTTTGAAACACATGATGAAAGAATAATTGATTTTTATTCTAAATTTAAAAATAATAATAAAAACTCAAATTCCATTTTAATTATTTTTGAAGGAGGTTCTGGTGGAGGATTTCTTGCAAATTGCTTATCATTTAGCAGTAAAATTTCTTCCAAAATTAATAATAAATTAGAATACTTATTGGAAAAATTAAATATAATGGATGTTGTTTGGGATGATTTTCACTTAAACAATGTGATAGATGAAAACAATTATTTCTTTATATTAGATCATCCACTTACAACAAATGTTTTAAAATATCATCTAAATTATTGGAAAAGTCCTACAGTCATTTTGTTTAAAAATCCCACATTATTTTGTAAATTGAGGAGATGTGTTTGGGACGTTTCTGGGGAGATATGTTATGACCCAAATTATTTGGATGGTCAATTAAAAGATTATAATAAGTTTGGGGAATATAATGATAAAAATCAATTATATTCCTTTTGTGATATAAAAACAAAAACTAATTTTTACATTTGGGATACTAATTGGTATTTTTCATCAAAAGATACTATTGAAAATTTGAAGATAATTTATCATTCTTTAGATCTTGGAGAATTTGACGAAAAATCTATATTGAAGTATTATAAATCATGGATTAATAAGATAAATTATTTAAAGACTTTACCTGTTGTAGATAATGAATGAATATTCAAAGTTAATAAAACTTGCAGAAAGTAATAGCACTACTCAGGATAAACTTGAAGAGTTATCTAAACATGAGCACTATGGTATAAGATATCGAGTAGCAAAAAATTCTAATACATCATCTAAAATATTGTCTTCATTTATTTGTGATGAAAGTATATCAGTAAGATATGAAACTGCAAAAAATAAAAATGCTGATGTAAAAGATTTAGTTTCTTTACTTAAAGATAAGAGTTCAATAGTTGTCGATGCTGCTAAAAAAACATTAGAATTAAAGACTGGTAAAGAAATTTCAACAACAACTACTACTGGGATAAGAAAAGTTAAACTCATTACTGATTATTTTTAATATGAAAAAACTCTTAATTATCACTGGACCACAAGGATCTGGTAACCATTTCTTCAGCAGGGTATTCAGTACTCACCCTAAAGTTGGTGGATGGAAAAGTCTTCTTGATAAGTATTGGGTTCCAAGTGATGAAGAATACTTTGCTAAGTATTGGGTTCATCCAGAAGAACTCACCGAAAAGGATTTTGATGGATTTGATTATTGGTTGGCGAATGTAAGTTGTCCATTCTTCTATGATGGTGTTAGGTATATTCCTAAGATCAAAGAGTTTGCAGAACGAGCACAATCTTTTGGGATTGATGTTCAGATTGCAATTATTGTGAGAGAACCAAACATTAATGCTCAGCAGCAACTCCGTGTAAGAAAAGAGATTACAACTCCTATTGCTCAGGATTACTATTATAATACTCTTATTCCTTCTGGATTTAAAATACACTTCTTAGATAATGAAGCATTCTTTTTGCATCGCCAACATTATCTAAAGTGGGTGAGCGAACTTTTAGACTTCCCAGTTGATTATGATAATCCTGATATCTTTAAGTTTATTGTGGATGATCCAAATAAAAAATATGTTAAGTATATTGATGAATATTGGTTGGACAAAGAGGTGTTGGATGGTGTAAGATCGAAGAAAGAGAGAGGAGTTTCCTAATGAACACTAGTCCACAATTTCCTTATCCTGGATTTCCTTATAAATTACAACATTTGGATAAAAAAGATAAGAAAGTTTGTTACTTTGAATGCAAAGAACACCTGGATAAATATCTACTGAGAAATAATCTGAAGAAAAAGGACGTTAACATTGAAATTAATAAAAAAACTAATAAGTGATATTAAAGATTATTATTACTTGATTAGATTGAAAAAAAGATTAAAAGGAAAAAAAGATCCGTTTATTTACAAATGATTACTTGGGGAATTTCATCCGAAAGTCATAATGCTGCACTTTCTGTTTTTATGAATGATACTCTCATTTTTGCGAGTGAAAGTGAGAGATTTAGTGGTATCAAGAATGATCCTCAATTGAATGATGGCATAATTAACTATGCATTATCATTTGGAAAACCAGAATTGGTCTGTTGGTATGAAAACCCATATAAAAAAACACTTAGACAACTTCTTGCTGGTCAAGGATGGATCCAAAACGTCAAGAAGTATGTTGATGCTCCGATCAAGTATTATGATCACCATTATACTCATGCTTGTGCTGGTTATTTCACCAGCAAGTTTGACGAGTGTTGCGTGGTGGTTATTGATGCTATAGGAGAATTTCAAACACTTACAATTTGGGAAGCAAAGGGTAATAAACTAAAACTTAAATTTCAACGTAGATATCCACACAGCGTCGGACTTTGGTACTCTGCAATGACCCAAAGGTGTGGATTGAAACCAAATGAAGAAGAATATATCCTCATGGGCATGTCTGCTTATGGGGATAAACTGCGTTATGAAAATGATATTTACCGAGATTTTATAGGATTTAGAACTGCGGCATTTAAAAAAAACTTACATAAAGGATGTAAGGATTGGAGACCAGATATTAATAATACTTTTGATATTGCTGCTGCAACTCAAGACATTTATGAAACAATATTTAGAGATATACTGCAGAAGGCATCTAATATTGTTAAAAGTAATAATTTAGTTTTGATGGGTGGGTGTGCGTTGAATTGTGTTGCAAATCCAATTGCGTATTATTATTATGATAATGTGTGGATTATGCCTGCACCTGGAGATAATGGATCTGCAATTGGTGCTGTGCTTGCACACAAAAAGAAACATATTGATTGGCATGGACCTTATCTTGGATATCATATTAAATCAGTTGCATCAAACGAAGAAATTGTTAATCACTTGATGGATCATGGTCTTTGTGGAGTTGCAAGGGGTCGTGCAGAGTTTGGTCCCAGGGCATTAGGTAATCGTAGTTTGCTTGCTGATCCTAGAGATCCTCAGATTAAGTCAATGGTTAATAATATCAAACAAAGACAACAGTTCAGACCATTTGCTCCTGTGATTATGGAGGAATATGTACATGATTATTTTAGGATGCCTACGAATTCTTCACCATATATGCAGTATGCAGTAAAATGTAGATATTCTAAAAAGTTTCCTGCGATTGTTCATGTAGATAAGACAAGTAGAGTTCAAACTGTAAATAGACAGCAGAATGCAGAACTTTATGATCTTTTGAAATTGTGGTATGAAAAAACTGGTTGTCCTATGTTACTGAATACCAGTTTAAATATTAAAGGAAAACCAATGGTGAATGACGAAAAAGATTGTAAAGAGTGGGAAGATATGTATAAGGTTAAAGTTTTTATATGAATTATACTACAAATTTAGATGAATATTATGAAATAAAAACTAGTTTTGATGGAGTAACTTATCATAAAGTTAATGAGAAAAATAATATAGATGATGGAATTTATATTAATAAAAACTATGATAAAGTTGTTTTAGTTGCCTATGAATATAGTTCTGGGGGAAATTTTTTAATAAATTCTTTATCTCTTAGTGATGATGTTTGTTCTTCTTTTAATTCTATTAAAGAAAAGGAGGAATATTTTAATAAAAGTTTAAATGATATAAATTTGTATTGGTCAGACTTTACTATTTGTGATAAATTTTTTACTTATGAAGATATTAAAAATAATAATAAAGAAAAGTATTTTTTCATATTTACACATATTGTTGATAAAGAAGAAACTAAGTCTCAAATAAATTATCATTTAAAACGTTTAAAAAATTGTAAAGTAATATATTTCGTAAACTCACATCTTTTTGTTAAATTAAGAAGGTGTGTTCATAATTATAAAGGATCATATAATTTTTCTAAATTTAAATCTTTGGATAATATTAAATTTTCTGATTATTTTACATTATCAGAAAAAGATAAAACAGCACTGAAAAATAAGTATACTGATGTAAAAAAATATTCTTATTGTGATCTAAGCACAAAACAAGAAATTTATATATGGGATGTAAATTCATTTTTATCTGAAGAAGATTATTTAAATGATATAAAACAATTTTATATTGGTTTTAATTTATCCAAATTTGATGAAAAGTCTTTGAGAAAAATTTATAGATCATGGATTAAAAAACTATCTGATTTATCAGAAATTCCTATACCAAAAAAATATAAACCATGGACAGCACTTATATCAAAGTTGTATAATGATGATATGGATTTTCTTGATGTTAGAACTAGTACATTATACCAAAATTTTGATTTCGACCTTGATAACGAAAAAGCAATATTATTTTTGACGGAATCAAAATATGATTTTAATCTTGTTGTTAATTGTCTATCTTTTAGTAAATATGTTTCATGTTCAAAAACATTAAGATATGATTTTCTAATTGAAAACATAAATGATAGATATTTCTTTTTAAATGATTGTACCGCTGAAGGTAAATACTTTTTTATTGTTGATCATTTGTGGACTAAAAGAACATTAAGTTTTCATAAATCACATTGGAAAAATTCAACTGTTATAGTTTGTAGTGAAAATGAATATTATAATGATTTGGCATATAAATGGGACCCTAATTTCTATCTAAAATTGAAAGACTTTTTAATTAATATTAAAAAATTATATAATTTTCTTGGTTTTGATGATTATGATGAGGATTTAATAAAAAAATACTATATTGCATGGATGAGTAATAAAAAAATTGACAATTAAAAATACTTCTGATAAATTGGATAATGTCTTTTCTAAAAACTATGACCACTAAAACGCACGTACAAAAAGATGGAACTATTTGGGAATGGATTGAAACCCCAGAACTCAAAGAATGGATTTCTGTACAAGTAGCAAAAAAGACGCTTCTTCAACTTGACGATCCTAAAGTAAAAAATAATAACTGAATATGGAAAAAACATTTATTGATGATGCTTTTTATGTTGAACAAAAAAGATGGGGAACATGGCAATCATATGATAAAGAAGGTAACGGGTTATTAACATCATTAACTGAAACACAATGTATTTCTGCTACTAGATGGTATCTGAAGAAAAAACAAGAAGGATTTGATGATGTGCAGGTTTATGAAGGTGTTGTAGGTGGAAAACTCTAATAATTATCCATATCATGTTTTAGATCCTACGACACCATGGTTTGAGTGGTTATCATACTGTGAATGTTGTCTTAGTTTAGGTGTTGAACCACGACTTGGTAGGTTTATGCGTTATAGAGAATATCTTAAAGAAGTTGGACTTTTATGAAAGTAAGAACCAAAAAAATTATCTTTTTTTGTATTATTGCATGGGCATTTTTTACAACAATAATTAGTCTCAATTTAATGAATAGAATTACTAAATTGGAAATTAATCAAGCGTTTAATGATGAAAATGTTAAATCTTCAATTCAAAGATTATCATATGACATACATCAACTTCGGATAAATACCACACAGTATGATGGTGAAAATTTTGAATGAATAATATCATTTCTTGGATTTTTGGACCAAAAAAAGAACAAAAATACGTGATCAATTGTATTGATCATAATGAAGGTAAAAAAACTTCTTTGATGGAATTGATTTCTAATTTGGAAGAGAGAATTGAAAAATTAGAAAAAGAGAACATTGAACTTACTAATTCATTATATGAGGTTGAAAATACTTTACAATCTCAAATTGATGAGATAAAATTGCCTATATATAACTTACAAATGTATACCTTAGGAGAAAAATAAATGTCTTTTGATATTACGTTCGTAAATGCTGATGGGGTAGAAACTGTAGTACCTTGTGAAGCAGATCAATATATTCTTGAAGCAGCAGATGAAGCAGGTGTAGATCTTCCTTATTCTTGTCGTGCTGGTGCATGTTCTTCTTGTGCTGGTAAAGTCATTGAAGGTGAAGTTGACAATTCTGAACAAACTTTTCTTGATGACGATCAGATGAATGAAGGATTTACTCTTTTGTGTGTTGCATATCCACTTTCTGATTGTAAAATTCTTACTGAACAAGAGGAAAATCTATAATGTATGAAGAGTTAAACACATTTGAAACTGCTCTTTCTCATTTTGGGACTAGAGTTGATATTATATGTGCTTTAGAAATGGGAGGAAAAATTGATGCTGAAACTGCTTACAAAAATATTAAATTTGAACTTAAAGAACTCAAAAAAATTAGAAAACGTTCAAAAAAAGACCAGGATATGTGACAAATGTGGAGTTGAAAAACCCCTAACTATTGAAAATTTTCAAACTGTGAAATATTTCAGAGATGGGTTTTCTTATTACTGTAATGAGTGTTCTACCGTAAATGGTAAGTCTAAATAACAATAAATAAGTAAATAACAAAGAAATCTTGAGATACGATGGCAGTATTAACCGCAACTGGTGTCACTTTTAGTGATGCTACATCATTAACATCTAAGTATGGAGTGTTACCGCAATCCACAGTATCTGTATTTTTTCAAGCAGTAGTACCTACTGGTTGGACAAAAAGTACAACCCACGATGATAAAGCATTGAGAGTTGTAAGTGGAACTGGTGGTGGATTTGGATCTGGTGGTACTGCAGGTGCTGGAGGTATTTCATTTACTTCTGCTTTTCCCGCTACAGCAAAACCGATTGCAGTTCCTATTTCAGTAACTGCGCCTGTGACTGCTACTGTTGGCAATACAACTCTTACTACAGCACAAATACCTCAGCATACTCATAATAGTTTAACTGGATCTGATGCTGCTGCAGCATCAGGATCTTCACAATTTAGAACTCCTGGAAATACTGCTACTGGTGGTGTAGATAGTCCTTTGGGTACTGGAGGAGCACACACTCACCCATGGACAGGAAACGTGGCACTATCTACGACAGGTAATACTACAATGGACTTGAGAGTTCAATATGTAGACGTAATTCTTTGCTCATTTAACTAAGATGGCGGTTTTAACAAATACTGGAATACAATTTGCTGTTGGTAATGAAATAAATTCAAAGTATTGGATGTATCCTGTTGGAACAAAAAAATTGTTTGTCCAATCTGCTGCTCCAACTGGATGGACTAAAGATACTACCCATGATAATAAAGCACTGAGAGTTGTATCTGGAAATGGTGGTGGAAGTGGTGGTACAAATAGTTTTACTACAACTTTTCCAGCATCTACTATACCAATTTCAGTACCATTTAGTTCAACACCTCAAGTAACTTCTCCAACTGGGCAAACAACATATACAGTTGGACAAACAACACTTTCAATTACACAAATTCCACAACATACTCACAGTAGTCTTCAAGGAGTATCTGGTGGATCTGGTGCAAACCCATTCAGTAATGCTGGAACATTTAGGGTTGCTGGAAGCACTTCAACTCCAGGAATGGTAGAATCGACTGGTGGTGGTGCTCACGATCATAGTTTTAGTGGAACTGCATCAGTAACAACTACTGGAAACACTGCAATGGACTTGAGAGTTCAATATGTTGATGCTATAATTTGCACATTAAACTAAATATGTTATAATTTTTATTAATAGGTTGAAATTATTATGCAAGTAAAACCAGGTAATTATTGTCCACTAATTAAAAAAGATTGTATTGGTCTCAAATGTGCTTGGTACACGCACGTTAGAGGTATGAACCCAAATACTGGGCAAGAAGTTGATGAATGGTCTTGTGCTATTAATTGGTTGCCAATGATGCTTATTGAAAATTCTCAACAACAAAGATCTACTGGCGCTGCTGTAGAATCTTTCAGAAATGAGATGGTCAAAGCAAATGAAACTAATATTAATGTTTTATCTGCAGCAGCACAAATGTTGCAGGCATCCAGAGATGAGCGTGAAACAAAAATTCTTCCAACTGAAGTAAGAGAGGTAAACGAATGAGAGTAACTGTTATTTACGATGATCATTATATTTCTGTAGATGGTCAAGGAATTCATTTTGTTGATAATTGGCCATTTGATGAAGAAAATATTCATGCTATTCAATGGTATGCTGATCATGGTGAATTGGAGTACAAAGACACTTCTCCAAATTTAGAATTTACCGATTATCCAATTATTGCAAAATACATAAGTCACTTTACTAAAGAAAAAGAACGTATTGAAGAAGAAAGAAGAAGAATTGAGGAAGAAGAGCGTAAAAGGCATGAAATGTGGCAGTTAGCAATGCAAGAACTGCAAAAAGAATTGAATGAAACCAAAATGAATTATGAAAATACTATCCGAAATTTTGAGGAAGTCAAAACTAATTTGGATATTATGAGTAAGAGTTACATGGAAACTCAAGAGCAGTTGTCAATTGCAAATCAAGTTAATTATGAAATTCAAAAGATTAATGAACAAATAAGTTATGTTAATCCAGACACTGAAATTATGAATATAATTCAACCAAATGTTATTGATAATATTGCTGAGTTCAGTGATGGTGTTGATATGTCCTTATTTGAAGATGATGAATCTATTATACAACAATTGGAAGAACTTCAATCTTTAGAAACTGAAAGAACTGAATTTGATGTAAAAGCATTTGAAGAGAATTTTGATATTGATCTATTGGATGAAGTTAATCTTGCCAATCCTCAAGAAAACGATGGTGAGGAGGATTATATTCTTTCTATCGAATCTTTATTAGATGAACTTGATTTAGAAGAAGAAACCAATTAAAGTAAAAAATATATGTTGTTATGATTAAAGAATTAACTGAAAATAACTACTTAGTAGTTCCTAGTTTCGTAATTAAAGAAAAAGCAAATCAATTAGCAAACGATTTTAAAAACTATTCCGAAAAAAATAATCTTTTAGGTGATAGTCAAGTACAAAATTCATACTCAAAATATGATTATATTTCATTCCTAGAACTTTTGTGTGAAAAAACACCAGAAGTTTCTAGGATTATTGGTGAAACGGTTCTTCCGACATATTCTTATGCACGAATTTATAAGAATGGAAATACCTTACCACATCATGT